ACAACCGAAGAAGAGAAAGAGGATACAACCGAAGAAGAGAAAGAGGATACAACCGGGAAGGGAAGAAAAACCAAGGATGCTTAAAATTGATGTAATATGACCTACAAGGAATACATAACTGCTACATTATCCAAGTTCTATATATCTCCGGAAGAGATTGATGTGATAATGTTGAATCAGAATATTACGCCGGATGAAGATGTAGACCCCAAGATTGCCAAAATGGCGATGTACAAGGAGTTTTCACAAATCATTCCGGTAGCGAATATGAGCGAGGGGGGAGCATCCACATCATGGAACATGGAGAGTGTTTTGTTATGGTATTCCTTGTTAGCGTCTGAACTCGGAGAACCGGACATGACAAAGGAAAATAACACAATTAAGGACTATTCAGCGTATTATTGATGTACAATTATCCGGACAAAATAGAGTTATCAACGTCAAGCTCAGGAGGAGGAACACCTGGTTCGATTGACTATGATGGGAACGGAGACCCGATATTCGGAGGTGGAGACAGTGGAGGAGGAGAAGACGGTGGAGGGTTTGAGTTTTTGTCCGATTGCCGCATTGAGGAGAACAACTCATATTCGCTTAGCGGGACTTATATCTATTCTTTCAACGTCTACCTGCCTAAATCTTTTGATGCTAGAAAGCTGCCTAAAAAAGGGGCAACAATAAGATTGACAAAGAAAGATAAGACCGTGAACGAAGTTGAGGCTACGGTAGTCGATAGCCGATCGACAAAATTTAACTACGTGATAAAGACATGAAAAGCGGATTATCATATAGTAAAAACGAGTTTAATCAAGTTCTTGGCATACTTGATGAATCAATTGGCCGTGTGGAAGAGGCAATAAAATTCACATTGAAAACCGTTGTCGGGGGAAAGGCTGTAGCTCATGCGAAATCATACGGAAATTTCACAGACCGGACAGGTAATTTGCGCAGTTCAATCGGTTATGTGCTGGCAAAAGACGGTGATATTATTGATGTAGGAGGATTTGAATCTATTTCAGGTCCGGAGGGAAACAATGGAGAAGGTATAAGTGAGGGGAAAAAATACGCGGAAGAGCTTGGAAAGTCTTCCGGCTCAGGATACACACTTATCATCGTTGCCGGAATGAATTACGCAGAGTATGTCGAAGCAAAGGGATATAATGTCTTGACTGAAACCGAATCGTATTTAGTAAGCCAGATAAATGACGTTATCGACAGGATATTAAAACAAGCAGGATTCAAGAAATGAAAAAGAGCGAGTTGGAAACGGAAGTATATAATCTTCTGAAAAACTCTAATTTAAGAGTTTTTAAGGAAGATACACGCGACCCTAATTATAGGGGAGAATACATCGAAATCCTTCCGCTTGAATTTGGCGAAGAAAGATTGTTCAATTCTTCTATCGTAAACGTCAATATCCATATCCCCGATGTACAAGGCATAAAGAACTCCAAACGGCTTGATAGTGCTTACAACGAGATAAGGCCGATATTCCGAAGAAATAAAGACGCGACAGGTCAGTATTACACGAATTACAGTGGATTCCAGTTTTCCATTGTGTCAAGCAAGGATTACAAGGAAGACAACGGTACGCATTTCAGAAATTTAAGAGTAAAAGTAACTTATTTAAATCTATAATTATGGCAGATAGAGTTGTATATGGCATTAAAAGCCTAAAGTTTATGCCGGCAGTTATAACCGGAGAAAATGCCGGTTCTTTTCCGGACTTTTCCGAGTCATTAGCATCGTTATATGACATGAAAATGATTGTTCCCGATTCATTCAACATGAATCAGGAAGATCCGGAAAAATTGGATGTTGAATGGGAAGAGGTGGAAGACATTGCTATGAGCATACAGACGCGAAAAGGCACACGCTCATTTACGGTGTCTACGAATGATATGTCGGAAGAGGCATTTAAATATTTCCTTGGGTGGCAAAAGCCGACAGGAGAAAGTGACCCGAACAAAGACTGGGAAGTTGAGCCGGTTTCTTTCATGTTACCTCCGCAGGCTGTGGAATTGGAAACCATGCCAGCCGATAAATATCCCGGTATTATCCGGCAGTGGGCAAAAGTTGAAGTCGTTGTAAAAGAAACCGGTGTTGTGGGAAAATCCGGGTTGTCTAACCTCGAATTGACCTGTACCATCATGGCGAATTTCAATAAAGACAACAAGCAGATTCCGGGTTCGAGAAGAAAACAGGTGGTTTCCGCCTAATTACTAATGAGGGGGAAATAAATCCCCCTCTAATTTTATAGACATGGAAACATTAGAGCAACAAGTAGCAAAAGAAATAAATGAAAAGGACACGGTAATACATATTGGAGGCGAGGAACTGAAAGTAAAACCGCTCACACTCGGTCAGATTATTGATATATCAGCGGAGATAGCAGAGCTAAAAGGCATTTCGGAGGAAGACCAAGGGAAGGACGTGCTGACGGTAATGTTAGACCACCTTGACGATCTCGAAGTGCAATTGAACATCGCCCTTATCGTATTATATAGAAATGAAGAGGACAGGATAGAGAACAAGAAGTTTATCCGTAACAATCTCGATGAAAAGGCAATGACCGAATTGCAGGAGTTGTATGTAGAACGCCTGAACTCTCCTTTTTTTTTGACCAATATAATTTTCCTTCAAGGTTTGAATCTGACGAAGAAGACAAAAACGACAGTCCTTGGGCAATAATATTCGGCGCCATGAAAGGCCTAGGGTTAAGCTATCATGAAGTGTTGCATGAAATAAGCTGGCTAAATATCCAAATGTTATTAAAGTGCCAACCCTCCTACTCCACCGATAAAGACAAACCGAAACAAGTACACGCAAGTCAAATATTTTAAATTATGGCAGACGGACAAATGAATATACGTGTCAATGTTGATTTGAACGACATGAGGCGCAAGGCGGAAGAATACCGGAAAGAAGTAACAAAGATGGGTGTGATAACCGATGAATCCGGAAATGTTATCAGCACGGCATGGATGCGAATGAAACAAGCTGCTACGGCATATCTTGGAATGGACATAGTAAAAAGAATAGCTATGACACGTGGCGAGTTTCAGCAATTGGAAGTTGCATTTAAAACTCTTTTAGGAGCAGAAGAACCCGCCCTAAACCTTATGAATCAATTAGTCGAAACAGCCGCTACAACACCTTTTGATTTAAAAGGAGTAGCAGACGGTGCAAGGCAGTTGCTTGCATACGGATTTGCTGCTGATGAAATAAACGATACTCTTATAAGATTAGGAAATGTAGCTGCCGGTCTTGGATTGCCGCTTGAACGTTTAACATACCTATATGGAACAACGGCTGTACAAGGTCGATTGTATGCAATAGATATGTTACAATTCCAGTCGTCTGGTATACCTGTCCTTCAAGAGCTTTCCAAGATGTATGGAAAGACTACAAGCGAAATAAATGACATGGTGACGGCCGGGAAAATTGGGTTTGATGACATTAAAAAAGTATTTGAGGGAATGACAAACGAGGGGGGTAAATTCTATGCCTTGATGGAGGGTCAATCAAAAACAATCATAGGTCAAATATCAAATCTTGGTGATGCGATAGATATGATGTTTAACGAAATCGGACAGGCGAATGAAGGTATTATTTCCGATGCAATTTCTGGAGCTTCATATCTTGTTGAAAATTACGAAAAAGTATTAAGTATATTAAAGGTACTTGTTGCTACCTACGGAACATACAAAGCCTCATTGATAGCCGTAGCTGCTGCGCAACGTGTATCCGTTACGATTCAAAATATCTCTGCATGGATTTCCCTTGCTAAAGCGATCCGGACGGCAAAAGATGCCCAGATTGCTTTCAATCTTGCTACAAAGGCAAATCCTTACGTTTTATTGGCTACAGTCCTAATTGGTGTTGGTACAGCCTTATATCAGTTCACAAAGAAAACAGATGCTGCAACTGATGCTCTAAAGAAATTCAATGAAGAAAGTAAAAAAAATGCAGATGATACAGCTACATTTATAACTATTACAAGGGACGAGAACCAATCCATTGCTGCGCGACAACTTGCATTAGATAGTTTAAGAAAAATGTATCCAGGTTATTTTGATAACATGAATTTGGAGGCTTTAAAGGTGATAAATCTGACAGAATTAAATAATCAACTTGCAAAAGCGACCAGAGAACGATCAAAAGCACAATCTGAAGAAAGTATAAAAGAAACAGAAAAAAGTATTAATTCAATTAAGCAGCAAATTGACTTTCTAAATAAAAATGCCGTACAGGGGCGTGGTGAAAGATTAATCAGAGCCAATAAGCAACTTCAAGAATTACAAGACAAGTTGGCCGGACAGCATTCTATATTGAATAAAGTAAATTCTGATATAAAAGCCCAGGAAGACGCCGAACGCCGGGCAAAAGAAGAAGCGGAAGCACATGCAAAATCTGTAGAAAAAACCGTAAAATGGTATGAAGAACAAATAAAAACCCTCAAAGAAGCTCAGGAAACATCAACAACAAATAAACAATTCAATGACTATCAAAAACAGATAGACCAGCTTACAAAAGAAAAAGAAACTATAACCGGAGCTTCTAAAGCTACCCAAAAAGCAGAGGAAGAAAGAATCAAAACAATCAAGCAAATTGATGAAGAACTTCTCTTTCTCCGTAAGCAAAACCAGCAAGCCCAAATCGACCTTATGCAGGAAGGTACAGAAAAAGAACTTGCACAAATCCGGTTAGACTATCAGGAAAAGATTGCTGAAATTAAAAAACTTGCTGACGATTGGGCGGCAAAACAAGGCGGAACACTCACGACTGAGCAAACAGTGCAAATTTCTACGTCTTATTCTACTGTAAAGCGAAAAAGAGAACAAGACGAATCTGATGTGTACAAAAAACAGACCGATGAATTAAACGAACTTTTAAAACAATATCAGTCATACCAGCAACAACGCCTTGATATAGAAAGAAAATATAATAAAGATATTGAAAAGCTACAAGAAGAACTTGCAAAAACAACAGAAGAAAGCGAAAGAAACAGGCTTGAAGAATCCATCCGGGTAGCAAAAGAAAAAAAGAAAACCGAATTATCCGGACTTGACCTTGAACAATTTCAAAAAGAAATCGACTGGTCATCTGTATTCGGTAATCTTGACAAATTATCTACTGATGCTTTAAAAAAACTCCGGGACAAAATAAAGGAATACCTTTCTACGGTAGATGATTCTATTAGTAAAGAAGATTTTAAAACTGTTGTTGATGCCTTTGAAAACCTTGACGCAACTATTACAAACAGAGAGCCCCTTGAAGAATTAGTAAGCGGATATAGAGATTACAGAAAAGCAGTAGAGGAGGTTACAAAGGCAAAAAAAGAGATGGATAAAGCTGACAATCCAGAGGCAAAAGAAAGAGCTGTAAAAAATCTTTCCGCTGCTGAGAAGAAAAGAGCTGAATCCCTTAGTAAAATAACACAATCCGTTAATGCAATAGGACAACAGGGTCAGCAAGTAATTTCTGCCGGGAATGATCTTGTAAATATGCTTACTAATTTAGGCATTGAAATCCCTGAATCTATTTCTGGAGCATTAAGCGGATTGGGACAGGTAGTGGATGGATTAGCAGAAATTGATATAACCAAGCCAATGAGTGCTGTAACTGGTGTAATTCATACATTAGCAGGCGTTACAAAAACGATTGGCAGTATATTCGGGTTAGGATCAGATAACGGAGTAGCACAATATAAGGCGTTAAGAGAACAACTAGAGGCTATAAATGATCTATACAAAAAAATCATTGATAAATCAAAGGAAAAAATTGTATTTGGAGGTGGATTTGCATCGGTAGAGGCAGCGAAAGAAGCTAACGAAGCGCTAGAAAAGCAAATAGAAAATTATAGAAGATTAGCGGAAGCAGGAGGTAACGCAGGAGCAAGTATAGGCTCACATAGTTATGCTTACCGGGCCAACGAAGGGCTTAAGAAATCATGGAATGATATTTCAAAGTCTATAGGACAAAATATTTCCAGTGTACAACAAATGTATGAATTATCTGGGGAACAGTTAGAGATTATACGAAGAGATTTCCCCGAAGCGTGGAGTAAAATACCTTCTGAAATAACTGAAAATTTAGATGCAATCATTGACTGCAACGATGAAGCCAAGGAACTTGCGAATACATTGCAAGAAGCACTAACTGGCATATCCTTCGATAGTTTTTATAATGGATTTATTGATTCACTTTCGGATATGGATGCTTCCTTTGAAGATATGTGTGATGACTTTGAAGGATATTTGCGAAAATCGATTATAGCCGGTCTAATCGCAAGTCAGTACAAGGGAAGAATAGAAAATCTGTATAAAAGTTGGACAGAAGCAGCAGAAAGCGAAAATAAGATTACTGCAAAAGAGGCAGAAAAATTGAGGGATGATTATCAAGATATAATCCAAGATATGATTAAAGACCGGGATAATTTGGCTAAAACTTTTAATTGGGAAAGTTCTCCGGAAGAATTAAAACGCCAAACCGGCACCATATCCGAAACAATTACGGAGAAAACTGCAAATGAATCAATGGGAATATGGAGAGGTTCCTACGATACATTAAAGGCTATCAGCCAGCAGACAACGATATTTCATGAAACATACAAGTCTACAATGGCCACATGCAACTCCATACTGAACACGATAGCGAGGAATACCGGAGAAACGGCGAATAATACTTCCGTCTTGTCTGATATGCACAACACATTGAAAAACATGGACGGAAGACTACGAACAATTGAAAGTGAATCAAGTAAAAGATACGCAAGATGACGGATTTTTATATTGAGTGCCGTAAAACCCACAGGTCTTTAGCCTGTTGGATGTAAGGCACTATCCCTGGTTTCTAATATATTCTATAACTGTATTTGGATTAGCCTCGCCTATTGAGCAGACGAAATATCCGTCTGACCATAAGGTTTTCTCTTTCCAAAAGTATTTTCTCAACATACTGCCATATAAGCGCCACGAAAAGACTGTACTCTCCTGCTTTAGCTTCCTTACTATTGATGTTACGGATAGTTTTGGCGGATAGCTGATAAGAAAGTGTATGTGGTCTTTGTCGGTTTCCATGATGTCTATATCGAAGTCTGAATTGTCAGCTATTGACTGAAATATGGCTTTAATGTTGTCATCAAACTCACCTTTGAGTATCTTTCTCCTGTATTTGATACAGAAGATAAGATGGCACTTTAGGTAATACTTGTGTCTATTCTCGTGATTATAATTTTCTTTCATGCCACAAATATACATAAACTTTTGGCTGTTTACGAAATAATTGCTATCTTTGTAAGCGAAATGAGAAAGATTAATCGAACATACAAGTTCAGACTGTACCCGACTAAGGTGCAAGCCGATTTGCTGGCAAGACATTTCGGTTGCGCTCGGTTTGTGTACAACTACTTTCTCAATCAGCGTAAGGAACAATATAGGCTCACTGGTAAGAGCGATAATTACTATGCACAGGCTAAATCGCTTACCGCATTGAAGAAGCAGGAAGCAACCGCATGGCTTAAAGAAGTAAATTCTCAAACCTTGCAGTTCGCTATCCGCAGTCTTGAAGTAGCCTATACCAATTTCTTTCAGAAGCGGGCGAAGTTTCCTAACTTCAAATCTAAGCACTCTAAGAATAGTTTTACCGTTCCACAATTTGCATCTGTCGCAGGTGACAGGCTTTTCATACCCAAGTTCAAGGAGGGCATCAAGTGCCGTGTACACCGTGAGATAAAAGGTGAAATCGGTAAGGTAACTATTTCCAAGACACCAAGCGGAAAGTATTTCGTTTCTGTATTTACAGAAGAAGAATACGCAACTCCGCTTGAAAAGACTAACAAGTCGGTTGGTGTGGATATGGGTTTGAAGGACTTGCTTATCACTTCTGAGGGAGAAACTTTTAAGAATAACCGATACACAAGAAAATACGAGCGCAAACTTGCTAAAGCACAGCGACATCTTTCCCGTAAGAAGAAAGGCAGCAGAGGGTTTGAAAACCAAAGGCTCAAAGTTGCCAGACTTCACGATAAGATTTCCAATAGCCGTACAGACTATCTGCACAAGTGCTCCATTTCCCTTGTTAGAAGATATGATACCATCTGCATCGAGGATTTGAATGTAAAGGGAATGGAGAGAAACCATCACCTTGCCAAGTCTATTACCGATGCAAGCTGGGGCAGCTTCGTTTCCATGCTTACCTATAAGGCAGAATGGAACGGCAAAAAGGTTGTAAAAATAGACCGATACTTCCCCTCCTCGCAGACTTGTAATGTCTGTGGGTATGTCAACAAACAGACTAAAGATTTGTCTGTCCGTGAGTGGGAGTGTCCTATTTGTCATACTCATCATAATCGTGATGTTAATGCTGCTATCAATATTCTTCGTTTCGGATTAAACCATATATCGGCAGGAACTGTCGATTACACGGGTGGAGAGGAAGTAAGAGCCAATCTTTTGAAAGGCCGTTCCTCTGCGAAACCCGAAGCCCATGAGTCTTTAGCTCATGGGTAGTTCACTTTGAATAATTCTAAATAATAATTATATTTGCATCAGTATGTGATGACACATACCACCCAACACCGGACGGCATGGCAGAATATTATATTAATAATACTCCTATTTCCCAATTCGGGATAATTCCAACAAAATCAAATGGCAATATTGCCATTTCTGGATGCTTCAATCTTCCGAAAAGAAAAGGGACTACTTACTACGATTGGGTTACAGACAACAGCGTGGAGCCTTATGTGGAGAGTGAAGATATGGATTTTGACAGCCGGGATATTTCAATAACAGGAAATATCGTGTCTGATTCTGACTCTTCTCTTCCTTTAATAAATGATTTCATGAACGAGTTGCCGGAGTTATTTACGTTGTCATGCAAATGGGGAAGCTGGAGTGTAAAATGCAAAAGTACGACCATCGAAACCTTTACAAAATCGGCTTGCAAAATAACGATTAAATTCATAGAACCTCTTGTTAATTTATCTGGGACACTCCCCTCTCCCACCGAAAACGGGGAGATTGACGGATACAAATGGACTTCTTTCGGATTATATCTGAAAGAAATATCAAACTATCAGGGAATCGGTGCGCCAAAATCGTTGAGCACAACCCAAAATCCGTCTTATTCACTTTATTCAAAAGGAGGGCAAGAGAAGACGGAGATAACCGTTTCCGGTATGATAATAGCTGAAAATACAGAGCAATTCAAGGAGAGAATCAAATCATTATATGCCCTATTTGGGAAAGCCGGAATAAGAACTATCAATTACAGAGAAAGAGAGATTAAATGTTTTTGCACGAATGGATTTTCTGTACAAAACGTTTTTTCTATCGGGAAAGTATACGCTGATTTCAGTTGCAAATTAATCGTAATATCGAATGAAAGGATATAGCATATATAGAGATAATACCGTTATTTACGAATTTGTCGTTGATGATACCATCTCGAAGTCATTAAGCGGAAATAAATATGTTTCGTTCACTATTTCGTCAAAGAATGATCTTGACTTAAAGATAGGCGACTATGTTTTAGTCGGGAATGAAAAGTACGAGATTTTCGAGCCTATTGATATAGAGGAAAGTAACGGAGTGTTTACCTATCCGCTTACGTTCTATTTTCAAGGATATAAGCTGAACAATTCCATCATAACGGACGAAGGAGCGACAACATTTGCCTACCATGGAGAGGTCAGCGACTTCATGACATTGCTGATTGATTCCTTGAACGAGGACTATCCGGAATTTACCCTTGGAACCATTCAGAACGGAAGTATCCTTGATTTGAGCTTTGACAATAGTAATTGCATGGCAGCACTCCAAACGGTATGCGAGAATGCCGAAATGGAGTGGGACATTACGGGAACCGTGATAACCGTCAAGAGGAGAATCGGAGAAGAAACCGACTATGTGTTTGAATATGGGAAAAACAAAGGAAGCTACTCCGTGAAACTCGCAAAGGTCGCTAATGCTTCCGTAACCACTCGAATGATAGGGAAAGGCGGCACTCTGAATCTTCCGGCCGACTATGATTCTCCGGACAGCCCCAAAAGGTTGAATTTGGGTGATGAAGTCATTGAAAAGAACGTAGAAAAGTACGGAAAGATTACCGGGGTGTATGTGAATGAAAACATCTACCCTCGCTTGATTAATAAGACGGTGTTAGGCGTGACCGTTCCGGAAAACATAGAGGAAGCCGGAAGTTGGAAGATAAAACTTGATATTCCTTTCAATCTGTCTGAATACTATGCGGAGAATGAAATCCCGGTAGTCAAGTTTCAGACGGGGGATTTGACCGGGTTGAACTTTGAGATAGTGGAAAACAGCTGGAACAATACCGACAAGACGCTTTCAATTATCGTAAAAGAGGAAGAAGACGGGTATTATCTTCCGAATGCAAACAGACAGCCACGTGTCGGAGACGTGTTTGTCCTCCTTAACATCAATATGCCGCAATCTTACATAGATGAAGCAACACAGGAATTGAGGGAGGCAACACAAAATGAGCTGAACAAAAAGTGTGAACCGCAATACGCCCCGTCTCTATCAGTTCAAAAACACTATATCAAGAAGAAAGGAATATCACTGAATATCGGTGATGGAATTACCGTAAAAATAGGCAGGCGGAATATCACGACAAGAATTATCGGTACTACTGAAACAAGCGATGATATAAGGGTTGAATTGGGCGACCAGATGCTTTATACCTACGACACTAAGGTAAATAATACAATAGAGCAGATACAATTCACCTTAAAGCAGCTTATCAATATAGATGATATAAAAAGGCTCTTCTATAACCTTATCAATGCGTGGTATCCGAAGTGGTTCAATCAAAAGTTACATAAAGACGCGGACGTTGAATTTAATTCTGTGAAAGCGGCTGAATTAGTCCAATCTAATTCTGTGAAAGCGGCTGAATTAGTCCAATCCGACAATTTCTCATCCAAGAATTTCACCTCCGGAGCGCTTGGTAGCGGACACAGAATAAAAGACGGGAATGCTGAGTTTCAGAATCTGACGGTAAGGGGTCAGTTCAGCGTGTTTGAGTTTCTGATACAGCAGGTAAAGGCAATCGGCGGGAAGTTCTGTGTCTCTCCGGCAGCTATAAAGACGGGAAGTGTAGAGGAGACAGAGAATGGGTACAAGTGCTTTTTCAATACTGACAGCGGGACGATAATAAATCCTTTCGTAGTGGGCGACCAAGCTTTTCATCAAGTTTTTGACGGGCAGAAAATGAAGAGATATTGGCGTCTTGTCACGGAGGTAGGCGCGGATTACTTTGTCTTGTCAAAAACGGATTGTGAGGCGAATAGCGGTATCCCGGAGGCTGATGAAGAAATAGTATTATTAGGAAACCGGACAGACATAAACCGCCAATCCGCGATAATGATTTCGGCGCATGACAACAATTCGCCTTACATTGCTTTCTATGCTGGGATAAACTCCTATTCTTTTGAAGGGAAAGAACCGATGCGGACGGGTAATTTGAATGGCATAGTGGATGAAGATTTCGGGCAGTTGACAGGATTCGGATTGTATTGTCAGAACGTTTACATGAAAGGGGTGTTCAGACTGATGTCCGGCAAAACGGTGGAAGAGTCCATCGGAGACGTGCAGAGTAACCTGGACAACCTCCAAGTAGGAGAAACCAACCTTCTTGACAATAGTAACAAGGGATGGAAGAATACTGGCTATCCAATAGCGACAATTTACTTAGGAGACTATAAACCCAAACAAGGAGAAGAATGTACAATTGTTATTAAAGGCAAATTAGGGGCGAATAAAACAAACTGGGCTGTTTACAATTCTGGAGGGAATGTTATATTGGCTAGTTTTTATCCTGGTGGTCCCGATACAGATTATATTGCTTTGAAAACTTTTAAATGGACGTTAGGGACGCCTGCTGTTGATAATACATTTATTCGAATATATCCAATGCCTAATAGTGTATCCGTTGAATCTGAAATAGAGTGGGTAAAACTAGTATTAGGCAATAAAACTTCGCTATTGTGGACTCCCTCCATAAACGATCAGAAGCAGATAGCCACAGATATAGCGCAGGCTAAGGCAGACTTGGCAGAAACAAGGGCTAATGCTTACGCAGACGGTATTGTAACAGAGGCGGAGCAGAACGCAATAAACGAGGCGCAGACGAGATTGGATGCGTTACAGATCGGTTCCCAGAACCTTATATCCAAGAAAATGATGTTGAAGTGGAATGAGAAGAACAAGGATATTGCGGTCTGGGGACAAGATGAAGACGGAATATATTTGGATGTAACACCGAAATTGTTATTTGATAATTTTTCAGTTAGTAATGATATCCTTAATCCGATATTTGACCTGAATTTTAAAGTAAACACACAATATGTTCTCGCGATTGAGTGGAAATCCAAAACAACAGAGGCAACATTAAAAGAAGGCCTTATTATATTGATTAGGTATACAGATGGTGGTAAATCAGACCGACTGATATTAACGAATCATACAACAAGTAAAACAACGGTTTATATTGTTACGCAACCCGGTAGAACAATACAAAAAATATCATCTTCATATGGCTATAACGTACATGCGTTAATCTACAATATCTCCCTAATCGAGGGCAATAAACCCCTGCAAGGCTTTCCGGTGGCAGAAGAGGATCAGACCGGAGCTAATAATGTGAATCTGGCAGACGGAACTAAGGAATTTACGGTTACAGCAGGAACAGACAATTGGGGGTATCATAAATTATATGTATCTAAAATAAAGCCCAATACGGTATATTACGTAAATGCAGGCAAAATTCAGAATTTAGCAGGTACTCCTGATAAATATTCTTTTGTATTTTATAATAAAGGTATTACTGCCAGCCTGTGCTCAGTATTAAATGCAGATAAGAATGGAGGTTTTTTAATTACAAATAATGATTTCACTGAACAAGAAGGATATTTGTTATGTTATGCAGGTATAGGTGGTGCCACATCTGGTAACTCTGTAAAGTTCACTGAAGTCATGCTGGTCGAAGGTTTTCTGCCTGCTCCTGTATGGACTCCTTCTTTTTCAGAACAGCAGAATAAAATAGATGCCGCCAAAGACGCAGCAGAACAGGCTAAAGCTGATATCGCGGCAATGAACGATGACAATATTTTTGACATCAGTGAAAAACAAACTACCCGGACAACATGGGAAAACATAAACGGTGTTGCCAGTACGGAATTTACGGGAACGACTGGTTCTTACTACAAAACAAAGCTTGAAGGATCAGGTTTACCTGAACTATCCGAACTTGATACGGCATATACAAACTTACGGACTTACCTTAACGGGATTTTACTTTACGCAAACAGCAACACAGAAAATTTTGTAAGATCAGAAATGGCTGCAAAATTCACAGCGTACTACAATGCTGAAATTGCTGTAAATACTGCTATTGCCGATAAATTATCTAAAGATGCTGTAGGTAATATAAAACTTGGTGGCAGGAACCTCGCAACAAAATCAAATAATTTTAATGCAGGAAATGGAAATACTGGAATCACAAGTGTCAGAAATGAAGATGGAAGTATTACTGTTACCGCAGCTTCAGGAAATGGTCATTGGTTTACTGGCTTTTATGCAGGCAATTATGGCCAAATAGAAAATAGTATGAACGAAGGGGATGATTTTACTATTTCCTTCGAAATGAAATCAGAGGATTCAACACGTATACCAAATATATATGTAAAGGAAGGAATGGGCTATTATCCCATGATCGGTAATATGTCAAGTGCCTTTTCACAGGTCTACTATACAGGAAAATGGAAAAAGGCCAATAACATGCAATTCCATTTGGGATTTAACGGTTTAGCCGGATCATTTACAATAAAAAACCTGAAAGTAGAAAAAGGCAACAAACCGACCGCCTGGTCCCCGGCTATTGAAGACCAGGACGAAAAAATAGATGGTTTGCAAGGACAGATTACCGAACATACAAAAACGATAGCTCAGTTACAGGTTGAAGACGACAATATACGTCTTTCGGTAAATTCGGTAACTACGAAAGTGGATGAAACCGCGAAAAAATCCTTTGGCTATAGTTGGAACAGTGGTAAAATGATGCATACAGACCCTACTTTCAAAGTTGGATTAAATGGTATATACATTTATAACAACGATGCAGCTGGTGGTACTAGTGCCGTAAATATTTCCAGAATAACAAGACTATCCGACTCTCCGACAAACGATTCAGAATATAATATTAAGATTGCTACTTTAAATGACAAGACAGCACCCAAATTGGGTGGTTTCACTTTCAGAACCCAATCACGTGCAAATGCTATTTTTATAACAAGGATAGTTGCAAAAATACCAGTAGGATATTATCTAAATTGGGCTAGCAATCAAACAGGAGATAATGAAGAGTATTACTGGACAACGTCAAATAAGGGAACTGGTAACTGGGAGGAATATATACATGTTATTAAATGTGGTTCCACAGGTAATTTTGGTGTTACAAACTATTTCTATCTTGATGGGCCTAAAAACAACTATCCTGTCGAATGGTACCTTGCCTATGCTTCTGTTTTCGATATGTCTGAAGGGCTAAGCACATCAGATCAGGCAAGGCAAGAATCGATTTCATACACAGATAAAAAAACATTTAGTAAATATGTTTTTGACCTGACTCCAGCTGAGTATGATAGAAATACATACTATCCTATCACAATGAGCCTCCCCATCGTCCCAACAACAAGAATTAAATTATATATAGATTATTGGTCATCTGGAAATCCAGAGTGGAGTACACATTCAAGTAAATCGGTATCGGCAAATTGTACCTGGACATCAAATGGAAATGGATATGGTATTATTCCTATATCAAGAATTATATCAGATTTCGCTTATGAACATACTGATCTAACCCCCATCGGAGATGTAAGTCAGATGGCATTTTCGAGCAACGAAGTTGTTTATGTGCGTGGAGGTGCTATTTATCGCCTTGAAATAACGAATGGGGTTGTCCCAGTTTTACATACCTCGGAGTTTACTGCTTTAGGCCAAACAATTTATTTGAGAACCTCGGTAACAGCACCTAAAACAACACTTGAAGCGACCAAAGAAACATTGGACGCTGAGATAGTGTTGTTAAAAGATTCTATAACTTTAAAGGTTGACTATACTACATATAATGATGACAAAGCAATATTAGAAAATAACATTTCACAAATTGAAGTTAAACAAGGTTCCATTGAACAGTCCGTCACAAACATTGATAATCGGCTTGGTTTAATAGAAGGTTCTGGTCTTGTAATAGAAAAAAATTTTGTAAGGATCTTCTCTCAGAAAAAGGAATTGCTTGGAGAGGATATTGTATCCTCCATCGGATTAACTCCGGATTCTATCCGTATTGCATCCAACAAAATCGAAATTTCCGGCCAGACTATTTTTAAGGACTCAAATAACAATGTTGTAAACATATTTGGAAATGGGGACAATGTCTTAACGATCAATGGAGGCGTGTTTAATGTAGACAAGAACGGAAAACTAACTGCTACAAATGCAGTAATAAAAGGAAGGATTGAAGCCTCTGAAGGTAAAATTGGAGGTTTTACGCTTGAAGATGATGGACTGACATTTGGAAGTGAAAAAAATGGATTTGAATTAAATCCAACGCTTTTTAATATAAAATTTCAGGAGAGTTATTTAGGTACTGTAACATCAAAAATTTACGCAGAAATGGGTACAAGTGAATCATATTTAACAAAAGCTCCATTTTATTTCTATAAAAAATCTCCTTCTGATTATTATATCCCAACAATGGAGATAGTATCAGAGAATGCAGCAAATATCAATTCAGCTTTAAGGACATCAGGATGCATAGTATCAAAAAATGCCATAATAGAAGGAGGTTATGCCAGAGTCAACGCCAGTGAATACACAACATTAAATCTATGGTATGGAACAAAATATGAAATATACAATACTGTTAGCAGATATATGTATTTCCCTACTGTAGATGAAGTAAAAAATTGGGTTGGCAGTTTGCCCGCTTCCATTGTTATTGATGTAGTAGCACATCATTCTAATAGCGCAGACTTTAGAATGAAATGGGGTACGGGAAAAACTATTTACGATTGGAATGGAGGCAGTAACAGTGAATGGGTTATGAGTAAAGGTGATTCATGTACATTTCTTCTTGTTTACGAATCAGTTTCATCTTATTATGCACAAATAATGCAACGCAATAGTTAATATTTATATATACAAAATAAACATCAAATAAAACCAGAACTATGAAAGTAAACTACTTTATCAGTGCAAAAGCACAGGAAACAGTACAGGGAGTTGTAGTAAACCTCAGCTCCGAGTATCAGAAAAATGAGAATCCTGCAATAATAGTTGCCGTGTGTAGCGGTTATTATGAAACGGATGGAATAGCAGGAAAAAGGATGATGACAGCAACATATAAATACAATGTTGCAAACAAAACATTTGACAGTATGTCGGGCAGCAATATCAAACCAAATTTTGATTCGCTGCTATTACCAGTTATTGAAAATTTTAACAACCAAATTAAGACAGATGATATTAACAATTAAAGACAGGTTATTAATACCAAGTATCCTCCCGGATTGCGGGAATATAGTAACGATGCTAATTGCACAATCCATTACCGCAAAGACGAAGGTGAGCGTGAGTGAGATTGAAAAATACGGAATAAAATCGGAAAATGGCAGAATTTTATGGAACTCTAATATTCCAGACGAAGGACTAGATGTGGAATTTGAAAAATCTGAAATATCCCTTATGAAAGAGGGGATCCAAAAGCTTGATGAAAACAAAAATGTTACACTGGATATATTAGGATTATGTCTGAAAATTAAAGAAGCATAAAAATAAAAGGTGTGCTTCCGCACACCAGTCCCAAGTCTTATGATAAAAACGTTACAAATATAAACAATTACTTTAAAGTAAAATAAATAAACAATAAATATTTAGAAATGAATCAAGAAGAATGGAGACGATTAATTAAAGAAACACTTGCGGACATAGGTTTGTATTCATTAAGTGCTGAAAATCTGATAATGGGAACATTTGCACAGGAAAGTAACTTTAAGCATGTCCGTCAGCTTGGCGGTGGTCCTGCTCTGGGATACGGGCAAATGGAACCAGCAACCTTTAACGATATTGTAGTCAAGTTTCTCCGGTATAAGCCAGAATTAATGGGCAGAATCATGAAAGCATCCGGAGTTGTCACTCTGGAGCCTGAGATGCTCGTAGATAACAAAAAGCTGATGATTTGTATGACCCGTATCCATTATCTTCGTGTAAAAGAACCGTTGCCTTCGAATAAAGATATTTGGTCCATGGGTGAATATTATAAAAAATATTACAATACTCGGAAAGGGGAAGTAACCATAAAAGAGTTTGTTGAGAATTATAAAAGATATTGTTTATAGCAATGTTTCTGCAGGGATGGAAGTACCACATTTAAATTAAAATTATGAGTGAAAGAAACACAATTTCAGCAATGGCAACGGTATTCATGAGTGGTTTTATGGATTTTATCGAGCCTTTAAAATGGTTTTTACTGCTTGGATTGATACTAATCTTTGCAGATTTAAGATTTGGAATTGCCGCAGCGAAGAAACGTGGCGAAAAGATCAGGATTTCAAGGGCAGGGAGAAGGACTATAAACAAGATTGTAGATTATTTATGTTGGATTCTTGTAGCCGGGGCAATGGGCAAAGCCTTTGGTATACCTTTTAATATTCCGGTTCTCCCGGCCATAACCCTGCTTGTTGTATGCGGACTTGAAATCAACTCTGTGTTTATGAATTATTTCGAAGCAAGGGGTAAAAAAGTAAAGGTGAATATCTTTAAATATTTTGCTAAAAAGACTGACATTATTGATGTAGAAGAAAAATAATAAGCTATGCGACTGATACTAAAAAGGATATACTTAAAAACAGCATATACGATCGGTAAATTATACATAGATGGAAAATACTTCTGTGATACACTTGAAGACCAGGTCAGGGATCTGACAAAAGAAAAGAAGATTTCCGGCAAAACTGCTATCCCTGCAGGGAAATATGAAATTGTTGTAAATGTATCTCCCCGGTTTAAACGGAAACTTCCCCGTATTTTAAATGTACCTGGTTTCGAAGGTATCTTAATTCACCGGGGCAATACGCCTGAAGATACATCTGGCTGTATTCTGGTGGGTGAAAACCGGGAGCGTGGTAAGGTTATCAGCTCTACCAGGTATGAATTGAGGCTTACTGAAATACTTGAAAGATCGCAGGAGAAAGGGGAAAAAATAACCATTGAAATCATACAGCCAATTTGCGATTGATATTATTTACATAGAAAAAACAGAAAAAATGAGGATAATAATTATACTGATGGCCCTTTCTATATTCTCATGCCGGAGTATAAAGTATGTTCCGGTAGAGACAGTAAAGACAGAGAAAGAATATATTGACAGGATAAAGCGGGATAGCACCTATGTGCATGACAGTATATTTGTTCTTGTTAAAGGCGATACAGTTTTCAGGGATAAATACCGTATCGTGTACCGCGACAGGCTTATGCGTGATACGGTAAATATAAGCAAAACAGACAGTATCCCGGTCCCCTGCCCCGTTGAAGTTGTAAAAAACAAAGTACCCGGTATAATGTGGTGGCTTATCATTTTACTGGCAGCATTCAGTATCCCGTCTGTATTAAAGATTATCCGGTTTATCCGGGGCAAAATATAAAAAGAAGCCCCACTTCAAAAATATAGCGTACCACCACTACATCCTGTCTGTAAGACTTCTTTCGGGGAGTTTTACGGACAGGATTTTTATTGGTTGCACTTTTTTGAGAAAAATTTATGAAAAAATTACAAAGGCCGAGTACGATGGTGCGTAACAAACAAGTTATCAGCATATATGAAGAATTAAAAAATTCAGAAAAATATTCAGATTTTTTCCATTTGCTTCCACGTTCTTTCATATACGATAAAATAAAGGAACAGACCGGGCTGTGTCACAAAACGATTGCTGACATATTAAATCATAGGGAAAAAACAGAATGATGTTTTGGAATGATTCTAAATTGAGAATTATTTGCAAAAATGTAGATGTGTTGACTATTTATGTGGATTAGAATTTATACATTTGTATCATCAAACAGATATCCAAATGAAAGAGAAAAAATCATATTCGCAAACATTCGTTGTAAAAAATACATCGACAGCCCTTGTTGATTTTTTCAACAAACTACGTGATCATAAAATGTCTAAAATTGAAGAATTGCGTAGCAAAAAAGATATCTATTTCCCTGCTTCTACTTCGAAATGATAATAACTTATCCAATAAGTGACAATTTCGGGAATGAATATCTTATCCGTATAGAAGATTGTCAAAATTTGCCTGATGAGATAATGAAAGAGTTGGGCAATATTAAAATATTGGACATTACTCTTGAGCGAATATCCGGCGAACAATATACAAATTCTGGCATATTGTCAAAAATATCCACGTTCATTGCCGGGGTGCTTCTTGACAATGAGAATGCAATGCTATATTTTTATTGCGATGATGTACATGATGTAAAGCGCAGGGACATGGAAATAACACCTCAAAAATTCAGAAGTGACCTTTTTTCTGCAATGTTCATAAGATATGTAAAAGCAAAATCATTGAAAGATATTGTAGATACTACCATAACGGCATACGCAGACCGGGACATATATATACATATTATTGCAAGGAGAAGGCATAAAAAACAAGTAGATGCTATACGTTCAAGCATTGAAAACCTTTCACATAAATAATATTTTCCTTGATTTAAATCAGAATGAATCTAAATTAAATGTAATCCCAATTATTTTATATGTTTTAACAAATAGGGTGGGGTATTTTTTGATTATATTTGCGGCAATTAACAATCAAAATTTATTTAGTATGAAAAAGATTATATCCATTTGTTTTGCTTGTTTGTTGTTTTCAAGCTGTGCGACCTTATTTACCGGATCCCGACAAGCCATAACTTTTGACGCAAAAATGCCAGAAGTAGGTATTTATAAAGATGGAGTAAAATTAGGGGAAACTAAAAATGATGGGACATTTACAACAAAGATCGGTAAAGAGCTATCATCAGTGAATATGATGGCTAAAAAAGAAGGATATAAAAATGAACCGTTCTTTCTAAACACAAGATTTAACGGTGTTTCTTGTATTAATCTTTTAAATATAATTGCTTGGGCTATAGATTTGGGCACAGGGAATGCTTGCAAATATGATAGAAATTATGTTGAAATAGAAATGGAAAAAGAATAAGCGCAACTACTCAATACACTCCTTCTGATTCTCCGGAAGGAGTTTTTTTTTGTTTAGTCCGTGGGCAAAGATTTATTATTGTGCGGACTGATTCATATCAAACTTTCTTTTTTATTGGAAATTTATTCTGTTTAAAGTCCTCAAACTTCTATTATATAGGAATGTAACTTTTTACAAAACATCTATTTATGTCGAATTTTGGGATATCCGGCAATAGTGCCGGAATAATCAAAATTCTTTAATTATATGGAAATTATCGAAAAGAAAGTGTATGAGGAAGGCGGTGAAAATCGTCGCTCTACGAGAGAGCGGGCGAATGCCGGCCTTACCTTGGGTATTATCGGTACTGTCCTCGGCGCTGCCGCTCTTTGGGGACGTGGCAATGGTATTGGTTCAATCCTAGGCGGTGGAGCTGGTTTCTCCGGAGGTGCTAGTACTCCTGCAAATGTAAACATTAACGCATACGGCACTGGGGCCGGGAATGGTTGTGTTGCCCCTACTTCTTTCCAAGCATGGGAAAAAGGATGTGAAGATGCTTTGGAATTGACAAATGCAATGTGGGGATTAAAACTGGGCTCTATGCAGGCTATTGCAGCAAACCGTGAAACAGACATTGCTGAAAAATTCAGCTTGTACAAGACGATGGTAGACGCCGATTTTGGGTTGTATAAAAACAACCGGGACAATATCGACGCGGTTAATAACCGTCTGAATTCTGAATTGTTCGGCCTGTACAAGTATACCCGTGATAAAGACGATGAAACCCGGAAGGAACTGTGTGATCTGAAAGCACAAGTAGCGATTAGCAATGCCGTCCGTCCCTATCAGGATAAACTGATTCAGTGTGAAATTGAAAAAGCATTCACCGCCGGAATTAACTATGTAGACCGCAAGACCTGCAAAATGGTTGAAGGTGTAGTAGTAGTACCTACCGAACCTACTATTACGGGTATCGGAAGTTATTGCTGCTTTCGCAACCAGACAAGTGGAGGATCAACTCCGGCAGCCTAAAATGCTCACCCAAAAGAGAGCTTATAAACGTAGAAAACAAAAAACTAAATAGCCATGCCAGGAAATAACTTTTTCTTTAACGGAAGCAGCGATCCCCTTTTAAACCAATCTTCCTATAACATGGAAGAACGATATCAGGAGATAGAGCGGATGCAGGCCGCTTTGGAGCAGAAAAAACAAGCGATGCAAAGAGCAAAAAATCAGATGGTCCAGCAACCACAACAAAGCCAGACTCCTATATGGGACGAAATCGAAAGCATTGTATCAGCAATGACTGACAAGGAATTTGAAATCGTAACAAACAATGAAGAATTTATTGAAAGTCAGAATATGATAATGTCTATTCTTCAAGCTAAATACATGCAAATGATGCGCCCGGTGGTAGAAGGCTCAAAAGAAGGTAAGGATGCCCTAGAGAATCATCTGACGCTTGTAAAAAGGCTTAGAAAATCCGCTGCTACTGAGGTTGACAAGGAGATCAACGATTTCCAGGAATATAAGGAAAAGTATTCTGATATTCCCTATTCTGAGTATCAGAAAATGAAACGACAGAAAGGAGGCAAGAAATGAAAAAAGAGGATTTGAACCAGTTTAAAGGTGAAATTAAAACCGCAGTACAATCCTGGGGAAATAGTAAAATAGATTCTCTTTTTCCGGATAAAGCACATACGCGCACTTTCTTTAAAAATGGGTTAAGTAATTTACTAGCCAGGAAGGATGCACTTATCAACAGATGGCTTGATACCGGATTTTTGTTTATTGCCGGAGAAGACGGAACAATAGACAGCGATGTTATGGTTGATAATCTTGTCTCTTTATTTGAAGAAATGGACGTTAGGGAGTATCAATTAGGGATGGTTAAAGTTACAGTAGGAAAAGGCCAGGCCATCGTAGATATGCCTCATAATTTCTTGTTAGATATGTTTATAGGTAGCTTGGGTTGTATTAAGTTCACGTCGGAAGACCTAGGGGAGTTGAAAGAACTCCTCAATTAATTAACTTTAAAATTATCATGTTATGAATGAAGAAATAAGAGAATTCGCAGAAGAATTACAGGATTTCCTGAAAAAAGGACATAAACTGCTCAATAAAATGGGGCAGGGAATGGGCCAAAGAAGCGGCAATCAGGGATATGGTCAAAATTCTGGACAAGGCATGGGCCAGAATATGGGCCAAGGTGGTTACGGCGAAAATGTCGGACAATGGTTCCGGAATAATTTCGGCGGACAGGGATTTGATCCCCGGTTTATGTAAACAGGTTCACCTGGAGGGGTGGAAACATCCCTCCTTAAATATTAAATAATATGTGTAAACAAGCATTAGATACATACGATTTTTACAGACCGATAGCAATGTCTCGGTATCTTAGTTTCAGGGGATGGCATTTTGATAAAAAGACATGCGATTATGCAATTTCTTTAATGAAGAAAAAAAATCCCGCAACTGGCAGGCTTGAACCAATAGAACCAATGAGCAAAGATCAGGTTGACGAACTTCTCGCTAAGCACGGTGTGAAACTGGAAAATAATACACTTTATGATTATGTGTACGTTGCAAATATGGCTAGAGCAGATTTTTATAAATCTAGTCTCCCAGACGATAAATCGCTTGCTTTATTTGTAAAAGATTCAATCGATGACCCTGATGCAGCTGATGGAACTATTATGCGAAGATGGTACGCTACGATGGTAGCCAATGGATGCGGAGTAGAATGGAGTGATTTTCTATGATCAGACAACGATTCCATATTTACGTAAAAGGTAAAAAATGGAATATAACCGCCTTTTATCCGGTTACAAGGTATCACGTAGATGAAATTATGAACGCCTTGTATGGGTTAAATTGTAGTGAATCGGATTTAAAAAATGCATATAAAAACCTGACAAGCGGAAATGTAAATAATGGTCTTGCATTCAGTAACTATTTTTACCGGGAATCAGTGGTCATATTTGCAATTTCTATTAGTCCGGCAAAGTACTTTAATCTGATCACGCATGAACTGCACCATCTGTCAGTTCATATTGCGGTAAGTAGTGGATTTAATTTACAAGGAGAGGAAATTTGTTATATAAACGGAGATATTGCTGAAATGATGTTCCCGGTTGTAGTTTATTTATTGTGCAAGGGGTTCATTCGCAACTATGAAATAAAATATTATGCCCGATAGTTTTGAAATATTAATCAATATTGCCGACAACGCAGCAAGCAGCTATATCAGCGAAATAGCCCTGTTTGCTTTAAGATGCCTGTAAGGCCGCGTAAATATTTAGTCGTGAACATATCGGAAGGTGTGAGAGGGGAGTTGTGTCCCCTCTTTTTGTGATTAATTTTTATTAAAAAACTATGGCGGTAATTGTTTTTATTAGATAGTTTTACGACCTTTGTATAGTTGAGATTTATATTAAATGTCTATAAATGAGTAATATCATTAACATACCGAATGTGACCAGAGATGAAAGAATCGGAAGTACTTTCAATTACTTATTTCGGGTGATACATCAGGTAGAAGCTATTAATAGCAATGATATTATTTGGGATTTTAAAGATTGCTCTTTTTTCCATCCATTTTTCTTATTCCCTCTTGCTTTATACAGAAGTAATTGTGAAAAGAAAATAATATGTAGAAATATACCGCCATACCTTAGGGCTTATTTCAACTTAATTTATTTTGATGATTTATTATGCATTGATAAAGATGTGGATATTGAAGAAATCTTAAATGATTACATACAAAAAACCTATATACCAATATGTAAGTTTGATTTATGCGGCAGTAATATCGACGGATTGCAAACCACAATACAAAATATTATTGAAACACAGATTGGGGCGGATAAAAGAATAACAACGCCTTTGTCTTACTTTTTGGGGGAACTAATATGCAATATAAGCCAGCATTCCAAAAGTAAATTTGGGTACATATATTCACAGTATATACACCAGGAGAGATGTATTGATATATGTATAGCAGATTCAGGGATAACAGTGCTGGGTAGTTATATAAATACGTGCAAATATTTAGATATAATCGGGGATGATGACGCTATAGCCCTTAAAATGGCAAATGAAGGTTATTCAACCAAAGATTTGCCTGAAACAGAGAATCGAGGTTATGGAATATCATCCTCTAAGAATATGCTTGTAGATGGATTGGGTGGAGCCTTCTTTATGTTGTCAGGAGGCGGTTTTCATAGACACTCCGACCATAAGAGTTATTTTATTAAATTGCCGGATTCAATAAGCTGGAACGGAACAATTATTCTAATGAGAATACCGATAGATGTTCCAGCGGACTTTAAATACGAAAAATATATACAATAATTAAAAAATGGGAATCATGAAGAAGGAGATAATAAAAATATCAGCATTGATCAGCAGCGATGTGCGTTCCCGTTCTAATGCGGAAATAATAAGGAGCGCGATAGATGGTATATCAGACAAGGTTATCCTTGATTTTTCCGGTGTATCTTTTGTATCAAGATCTTTTACGGATGAATTATGCTCAATAGTAGAGCATTGTAAAAATATAACAATAGATATGGCCAATATGTCTGAAATAGTCAAGACGATGATAGAAGCTGTAAAAAAAGGCAGGGAAAATAGAAGAGTACGTATAAAAGATGATTCTGAAATAAAAGAATTTGATGACATGGAAAGTTTGTCAAAATTTTTGGAAGAATAGCGAGGTATAACCTCGCTATAATCTTATTTTCTTTATTTTCCCACAATTAGAATTATATAAATTTTCATAACTTGTTTTCGCACAGGTTGTTATATTTCATTTTCCCTCTTTCTCTAAAAGTTTGTTTTCAGCAAGATAACAAAGCATATTATAAGCAGCTTCTAGTAACGTATCCCTATAGATGGGAGTAAAAAGTTTACTTCCGTCACTATCCTCAGTAGTCCCGTAGTATACTTCCCACCCATCTATATATCTTTCTATTCTAAGAGAAAATACTTCATTTGATTTAGAGAATACTCTGGAAGGGATGATATTTAATAAATCTTGAAGAGTAAAAGCCGGAATCACTTCATAAGATGTGAATCCGACTGTCATAAACTCTTTATCCAGGCTAAGGAACCACTTTCCTGTAGAATTGTCGTTGATTTTACTTCCATGACAACGACGTGCCCAATATAAATTAGCTTTGCTGGTATCTACTCCTAAGTCACGTAAGTGGGACATTTGCTTTACAGATAGGAATTGGTCTTTCATAAATTTGGCTCTATAAATTCAACATTGTATTTTTTACAGTAGTATTCAAAAGGTTTTTTACTGAAAGGGAATATGGTCATTGGGCCTATAAAATATCCGTCACAGTGTGTTATTTCGTTATATTTCTTTTCTGCTGTTTTGCGTATTTTATGCTCAGTCCCATACCCTGATTTATGCAAAAAAAATACAGTTATTTTTTCTCCTTTATCAAGCAACTCCTTGAGCCGCTTGTAGTCTTTACTGGTTTTGTAGGGGATCATTTCAATCTATTAATTTAAATTCATACACAAATACCCACGGGTTGGATTCCCATGTGCCTTTCCCGGAAATTTTGTCTATTAATAAAGCAAAGGCTTCGCGGGGAGTAGTAAATGGATATTGACCGACATATCCGATATTTGAAGTAAATCCATATTGTACACCTTTTAAATGTTCCTCTATACCTTCTCTTAAACAATCTTCATCCGAAATATCCTGCAATCTCTCCACACGCACGTTGGTGATGCGGATGCGGTGGGGCATTAGGTCGGCACGGACAAACATTTTGTTAGTCCATCCTGCACTTGTAGCACCTACTTTGTTCGCTATAATATCCCATCTTGGAATGCCATTTTCAAATCCACCACAATCTTTATAGTTCTGCGCCACAGCAACGACCTCGCCGAGCTTGTATTTGGCATATTTGGAGTTTCGAATGTCTATGAAGTCGCCAAAGTTATTTTCACAAACCAAAGTATCATCGTCAATGTCCCACATTAGGGTGAAAAATTCTCGCGGAATAATCCTGCGCGTCACAGTCTTTCGACCTTCCAATACTGCTTGTGTTAAGCCGTATTTATCGTTGAACATTATCTTTTTCATGTCTCTTGTTTATTAAGTTCGCAATAGAATCCGATACCCTTTCCAGTCGTTTTACATCGACATAATTCCACCGATCCGGAACGGGATAGGATTGTTTTACTTCTTGCTTCTCTTTTTCATGTGCCGGAATGATGAAGTAGTTATACTCTATCCGGCAGCTTGATAATGATAGTAGGATGATGAATAGTAGGGGTTTCATAGGTCGATTTTAAAGTAGTTTTCTAATAGTTCCTTTGCTGATTCTTTACCGAATAGATTCCGGTTTATATTCATATCGTCTATGCGGTCATATAATAGAGTAAACAAAAACAATTGATACACATCACTAAATCGACTTGCTGTAATATTCCCTCTTTCCTTGCACCGTTCAAACCATACAGCACCATGTCTTATCCATGCCTTGACCATTCTGGGATATTGCTTAAATACTTCTATCCGTTTTGCTTTGGTTGAAAGCGGGCACCCCAAGCACCCTAATCGCTTATTGACATTAAATACGCCATCGATATAGTAAAGTGAATGGCATTTTACGCCTTCTGAATTGATAAATAATTTCACATCATGGTCACTCCATTCAAGTATGGGAAAGATTGTGTTTACATGGTCTTTCTTATTATACATCCGACATATTACTGGTTCATTATAGCGTGCAGCTCTTTTGGAGCTTTCACTTCTACGAATGCCTTGTATTGCATTGTTCATGATTTTGTATTCTTTCAGTTCAGAACAACAGAACCGATGAAAACGGTTAGGGAAGCCGCTCTTTTCAATTATCTGAAAAAATGTCCTTTTCGGCTGTATTATCTCCACCCCATTATACCGGCAATGTTTTATTGTTCCGGGCGGGTCGATTGTCGTGTTTTTATAGATAGCCCGGTAATTTATACCGGCCATTTGGGCAAGTCGTAAGATCACATCACTGTCTTTACCTCCGGAGTAACACAGCTCTATTGGGCCGTCGATTGTTTTGGCTACGGTTTTGAGTAGTTTGACGGATTGATTTACTTTCGTGTATAGGTCGCTCATTTTTATTCAAATAAAATATTCTTCACATTTAAACCCCTTTCGAGGTTCAAAATCTTTAAATTCACATGTATTGAATAGTTCTTTCCTATCAGCCCATTGGGCTAAATCTTTGGGTTTCCCTCTGAATAATATTTCTCTATTCATGATTTTGTTTTTAAATAACTTTTCCTGATTCCTCCGTACTGTGTTCTTTCAATAATCACATTACGGGATTTCTCATATTGTTTTTCTAGTTCTTTCATTTGTTTCAAAGCTTCTGTCGCTTTCTCCCTTTCATGTTTCTGGTTTTCGGAAGAATACCAGTTCTGATCTATCGATCCATATTTGTCCATAACACACACCAATAATTTTTAAATCTATTTTTTACACACTCCGTTGAACACCGTGTCATCAATATCCATCTCCAGCTGAGAGGGGAATGTCTTGATGTAATTAAAGAATTTGAAAAGCTTTACATCATCGGTGCCACATCTGTCAATGATAAGCTTTAATGTTTGATACAGCATATCCGAATCCTTACCGAAAAACTCCTGAGTTTCTTCGCTGCAATTCCGGACATATCTTTTCAGGTTCCGGCAATGGGAAAGAAGGAGGTTGAACTCGCGTTTAGCTTCGTGTTTAAATTCGCAATTCTCACTTTTTAGCTTTTCATTAGCCTCGATAAGCAACTTTCAATTATATCCACCAAGACGAAAGATAAGTTGCTTAGTATGTTTGCCTGGTTTTTACTTGTTTTCATTTTCTCCTGGATTCTCCTGTTAATTCAATTTCATTAAACATTTGCCTTAGCCGGTCACCAACCATTTTGCCGTAATATTCTTCACTTTTGAGCGTTTCAAGCTTGAAATTTGCAATTGCGAAAGTTGGTGCGCCCGAGTCATATCTATCTTGTAGCACTCTCGACATAGGCTGAATGACAGTTCCATAAACATTCACCTCCTTTTGCTCTCGTCCTAGTTCGTCAATGATAAGTGGACCGAATTTGTATTCAGTAATCTCTGTGTCGTTTTTTTCCTTTCTGAAAGAATCTACAATCTGAGAGCTTTTTACAAATCTCATTTCTTGTGAAGTTACATGGCCAAACTGCTTAATGTAGTAGTTGTATGTGCTGCACACGGCACGCATAAGCAATGTTTTACCTGATCCATACTTCCCGTTGAGTAATATTCCCTTCGATAAACTGCCACCAAATGACTTATCGCCTGAAAGGTATTTGTATAGCTCATGTATAGCATTTTCATTGTTTCGGTCTATGGAAAACAATATTTCTTCACCACGCCTTGCTAGAATGTTAGTTCCATGTGCCACTACAATCGTTTTAAACTGATCATAGTTCAAAGATAATTTCGGATATGATGTTTTCCTTTGTCCGACTATTTTACTCCATTCCTGGCGCATTTTTTCAATATGGGCGTCAATCAAAATCTGATTGCTTATAGTCTGGGGTTCGCTTTTGTTTCGTTGTGGTTCCATTCGATTCACTATCAAAGATTAATTCATCGTTCCATGATTTGCCATTTAGGAAAGTGTCCGGATTCTTCCTGTACTTTTTATTCGGCTGTGCAAGCTTGTATTGTGGGATATAACTCATAGCTAATTCCCGCTCTGCGTCGGAAAGTTTTAGCCATTTTTTGATGAGTAAATCCTTTTTGCCGACCTTTTTGTCGTACAGTTCCCAAAAATCTTCAAAAGAATAGTTCGGCTCTTTTTCTTTTTTCGCGGAACTTTTTTCTTTTTCTTCTTGGTGGATTTTAGGATAATTATCATAAAACTGATTTCCTAAATCGTCACACACTTCCCCGGATGGGGGACTATAGGGGGTATTATATTCCCTATCCATTTCCCCTTCCCTTTCCCGTGGCGGGTACTCGGTGTGTACCCATTGGGTGTTCGTAATTGTCTATTTCTTTGGAGCTTATTTCCTCTGGTATGATGAAATTCGGGTATCTGGCATCAAATTTTTGATGGCTACGGAATGTGCGGATAATGTAATAACTTTCGCTCTTATACGTAATAGGTATTAACATCCGGGCATTCACTAAGGCATCAATCCATTTTTGTACCTCTGAAACTCGCAAATCTTCATCATACGGGAATATAGCCGATTTAAGGAGTGCCGGGTTTCCCCTTATCACTCCCATGTCATCAGCCTGATTCCACATTCCAATATAGAACAATCGGCACGCCCTTGGTAGTCTGGCTATCTTTTCATCTTCCCAAAATGATGGTTTGATTGTTCTTATTCTTGCCATATTTATTTTTTGTATTCAGAATCTTTTACAATCGGGCTTCCCCAATTATCTTCTAGTTCGCATATATTTTCATCCGGTACTGCATCCACTTTTACAATCCGGGTGAATACATATAGTTTCCCACAAAGTGGGCATGCGTATGTTTTATAACCTCCATAACATTCTGCATTTATTTCTGGTATGCTTGAATCAAATAAATTATTACATCTTATACACTTCATGTTTTTTTATTTTGATTTAACTTTAGTAGATTTTCTACTTCCCCGATGGCTTTGAAAATCTGATAAACGAGTTGAGGTACCATGGAATTACCATAAGCTTTTATGGATTCTGCTCTCACCCAAGATGCTGTCCGTTCACATTCTTCGACAATCTTCTTAGTCGCCAATGCAATTTCATATGACAACTCTGGCATAATGTTTCCAAATTGCTGGGCGAATTGTTCTTTATATTTCTGTCCAAATGGTGAACTTGCAAATGTTCCGTACTTCCGCAAATAGCACAATACCCTTCCCGATGTTTCCTCGCTAAATTGTGATAAGCCGTTCTGTTCTTGTTCATATCGTCTATTCTCCGATGTGCGCTGCAAGACTTCGAGCAATAAATTCGGTTCTGGAATCTCGAATAATCCTCCAATCTGTTCCCGAACCTTCTTCTTTTGAAAGGCTTCCCACACACGGGGCAAGTCTTCTCTTCTAATATATTCTTTGATGGCATCATAAACTTCTGTTTTTATATATCGCACCACATTATTGGAAATCCCATCATATCTGAAACGAACCGGGGATTGAGATGGGAAGTTTTGCCAGTCTGGGATATTTTTGAATATTTCGGACGCTTGCTGCTGTGAAATTTGGCTTGTAAAAAATCCTGATAAGTTATCATTGAATTTGTTGGGGTTGGTAATAATCCGCTCTTTGCCATATCGTTTAAGTTCATCGTCCATCCTTGTATCTGTTTCCTTTTCATCCTCCCGTCTGTCAAGGCTGAACTGTTCCTGAAATCTCGCGCTTGTGGTGTTGGCAGTAACTTCAAATCCATAAATTTCGTTTTCCCCTTGTTGCATACCTTTAGTCCTTGCGTTTGAACAGTTGGCAATAGTTTGCCCTCCGTGTGCAATAAACCAAATCCTGTCCCTTCTGTGCGGTGCTCCGACGGCACAAGCCGGTATAATAATCGGCTGGACGGAATAACCGATACTTTCGAGGTCATTGCAGATTCTGTCAACAATAAATTGCTGACGCATTTCCGTCTCCAGGTAACTTTCTCCTTTGAGATCCGTGTAACTTCCCACTTCAATTTCATCACCGGGGAGTACCATGCTTGTGATTCCAGCAACGTTTTCACCAATAAACCAATTGGGTCGGATTTCGTCAACTCCCCTAAGCACTTCCGGCCAGAGGTAGCGGTCATCTTCCGCTCCTTTTCTTGATCCGGCACAGGAGAATGGCTGGCAGTTGTGGACTGCGATTCCGTAAACATTGTATGAATGTTCTTCATTTACAGATAGATTAAAAACTTCGTTTGATTCTTTTTCTCTTCTTATAGATTTTATATTGCACCACACAAATCCATCCTCGTAGAAACCATATTTTTCACAGTTGGATATGGTAACGCAATATTGCGGCCTCTCGTTGACCTCCCGCCCCTCAATGACACAAACCCTGTTGCACATTTTGCGGCTTATGCTTACGGGGCACAAATACACGTCACGTGCGATTTGCGCCATGTCAAGAGCCAGCCGCTCGCTGACGGTTGTGACACATTGCGCTCCGTTGGGTTTCTTATATCCATCGGCAAACCAGCCGTCCAATAACGCCTTCTTCCTGCTACGATCGAGCATGAAACATTGTGGCGTAAGGTGTTTCCCGTGTGCGTATTTGCCGAAATCCTGCAAGAACTCGCACAACTTTTTGTTGCAGATGATACATTTGAATGTTGTCCTTTCCTCGGAAAGCGTGTATTTGAATCCTGCTTTTTGGATGATATGGTTTAAGCGCGCTATATGCTTCTTTCCGCAACAGATAATGGCCTTATGGTTGCAGCAGTTTTTCCTTCCTTTCCGCTTTCCGATGTCCGTCCATCCGTCCGCTATCCATGCTCCGACAAGTTTCCAGAATGCGGTGGTAAAAGACGTATCGCTACCTTCATGTATGGGGTAACCTACCTTGTCACCCTTTGCAAGTTCGGAGGCTTTTACATATTTCGCTTCCCCATAGACCGTTTTTATAGTCCCATTTTCATAGTATCTTCGCTTGCTCCTAGCGTAAAAAGGATGGTTGGGGGTGCATTTCAGCTCTTTATACATGCCTTGCGCTCTCAGATATATGATTTCGTTCGCCGTATGGCGCATTGTGCATTCCACGGGATGATAACTTCTGTCTGTAGTCAGTACTTCATCCCCAATCCGGACTTCATCTATCGGCAGGAAGCCCCGTTTTGTCAGCACAGGCGTGCCGGCCACAAAACAAGGAAACCCTGCCGTGATGACATTAACTCTTCCCCGCCATTCTGAGAAATCTGTTCCGAATATGTTTTCATAATGTTTTATATGAGGATAATAATATTTAAGTACTTGATGGCAGAATGGATCTATTTCACAAGAAAATGCATTTGTCCATCCCATCCACGTACTGGCTAATTCACATGCTGCTATGCCAGTACAAAAAGAAGCATGTACATATTCTTTTTGTATCATTATAGTTTGTCTATTTCGTTTCGTTGGCACTCGATAAAGTATCGGTACTTGTTAACCGTTTCAATAAGTTTAATGTTTGACTTTTCCAATTCCTGATTCCGGACTTTGAGTTTTTCGCATTCATTGAATTTATCATCATAGGCCTGGGAAAGCATTTCGAACTGATGGATACTTACGAATTCATCGGATTCTTTCTTTTTGTCTTGGTTTTGGAGTTGTTTTTCTACTTCTTCAGCAATACCGGAGTAGTCTCCTAATAAGGATGTGATAATTAGTGCTCTCATAGTTTTTATTCAATTTTTTTACTGTTGTTTCGATTCTTTAAATTTACCATCTTGTAAGGTGTAGTACACATCTTCTTTTATCTCAATTCCATCTACTTGTTTCGTTACAACTGAAAATGGAATATATCTTTGTTTTTCTTCTGAATACTTCCATTCTGCAAGAGTAATCCATGACCCTATTTTTGCTTTTGCTGATGAATTAATACCAGCGCACATTATGACACAATCATCACCGGAAGAGCCGATCTTAGCACCATCACCGGAAGAGCCGATCTGAGCACCATCACCGGAAGAGCCGATCTTAGCACCATCACCGGAAGAGCCGATCTT